ATGGATAGGACTGTTGGAAGCGTAAAAGGCAAAATAACAAAGTTGAGAGAAAGCAGGGATTTATTATGATGGGTGAAAATATCATCAAGGGGTAAATAGGATGAATAAAGCAGAGTTTCAGAAAGCACGGACAGAAATAGTAAATGGATTGATTGAAAATAAGGATGAACATGGGATATATCCGATAACAGAATGTTATGACAAGTTAGATGATCTTTATGCCCAGGTAATTAAGGCTACAAAGAAACGTTGTGCTGGTGCGATTCATAAATGTATAGTGGATACAGAAAGAAGGGGATATTCTCCCAGTTGTTTGCATGTAAGGGAAAAGATGTTGGCTATAGTGGAGTTGGAAGAATGATTGAAATGACGTTGACTGAATGGAAAGCGGAAGCAGAAAAGCTGTTTGGGGAGGATATGAGAAAATGGCAGTTTATGTGTAGCTGTTGTGGTCACGTCCAGACCCTTCAAGACTTCCTTGACGCTGGTATAGGTAAGTCTGAAGGCAGGGTGTATTATTCTTGTATAGGCCGGTGGATCAAAGGAGAAGGGACGATGGACAACCAGAAATCCCCTTGCGATTATACTCAGGGAGGGCTTATTCATTTGGGGCCGGTTATCGTAACAATAGCGGATGGGACAAAGCATTATGCGTTTGATTTTGCTAGGGAGGAAAACAATGGATGAAGCAGCTGAAGTAATATTGGAAGGTGTATTATCATCGTTAGAAAATAAGAGTGAAATAATTAGCAAACTAATAAAGGCATTGGAATTGCAAAAGGATACCATGGTGCTGATGGATAAGCGTTTGAAGCAACATGACGCTGCTATTTTAAGCAATGCATTCACGTTGTCAACCATAACCAAGTCGAATAATTAGGAGGAGAATAATGGATACAGAAACAGGAAAGATTCATATGGATTTAGACGCTGATGATTTAAGGAGAATGCGTGATCAAGTGGCACCAGTATCAATAGGGGATATGACAGAAAAGCAGAAGGAAGAGAAGCAGGTAAGCCGGTATGATACAACGTCTAAATTGGGAAAGCTTTTTACAGAATGCCGGAGAATAGGTTGGTCAGGGTTATCAAATAATCAGAGAAGGAATCTGAAGCAGAAGCTGGGGTTGAAATAATGAGAGATAAAGAAAATATGCGGAAAAGATTGAACAAGGTGATACGGAAGATAAGAAAGGTGTACAAGTGTAGTTATAGGGAAGCAATAAAGATATATTTGGAGGGGCCAAATAATGAAGAGTCAGCCAGAGGATTGAAATGAGGAAAAACAAGAAAAGGAAAAATGATTTTATAGTGAAGAGAAGTTTCATTGAAGCACTTGATTCGCTGTGTGATTTGTACGGTATGATATTATAAGTAAAACCAAACGGAACTATTTATATAGAGCCCATCAAAGTAAAGAAATTAACAGGAAAATCTACCAAATAATAAGTATTTTTTCCCCTATTACTAAAAATAATAACTAGTAGTATACTTATCTTATGGGCAGACCGAAAGTATATAAAGCAGAATTACATCCAATTATGGCTAAGTCGTTGTATAGTATAGGTTTAACTGATGCTGAGGTGGCTGTGGAGTTTGGGGTTGCTGTATCTACTGTTTTAAAATGGGCGAATGTTTACCCTGAATTCAAGCGTGTGCGAAAAATCAGTAGGGCACTCCCGGATGCACGGGTGGTTCAGACATTGTTCAAGAAAGCTGTGGGATATGAGTATGCTGAGACCACATTAGAGCCAGAACACGTGCCTTTGGCTATTGATTCCAAAACCGGTAAGATTGTTAGACCGAAGGGAAAGCCGAAGAATGCCAGAATGGTGGTCACAAAGATTGTAAAGAAGCAACTGCCACCGGATACAATAGCGATGATATTCTGGATGAAAAATAGAATGCCAGAATATTGGAAAGATCGGCACCACTTGGAATCGGATGGTAAGGCCATTGCTACATTAGTTGTGCCCACTGATGATCAGATTAGAATGATGATAATAGAAGCACAAAGTTCAGGGGGGAATGGCAAGGATGGGAGCAATGGTAGTCATATTATTAAAGATGCTACTGGTACTGGCTAATATGACCGTACCAATAACCACACCTGCAATAAAGCCTGTATTAAATACACCACTTGAGCACAAAGTCGATCTTGCCTATATTTTAAGACATAAAGTTAACCAACCCTTTCTTCCTCTTTTTGTAGATAAGAATAGATACAATGTAATAAAGGGCGGAGCTTCCTCAGGCAAATCATATAGTGAGGCTGAGAAGGTTATATACAAGATGCTCACAGAGCCGGGGCATAAGTATTTGGTAGTAAGGAAGGTGGCCAAGACCATTCGACATTCTGTGTTTGCTTTATTAAAGGATATAATCAGCGATTGGGGCGTCAGCAGCTTATTCCGTTGGAATGAGGGTGAGCTGTATATGAAAAGCATGGTCTCATATAGGCAGAAGGGAGTGAGCATAAACAATGAGATCATATTTGCCGGCCTGGATGATGTAGAAAAGCTTAAATCAATACATGGAATAACAGACATATGGATTGAAGAGGCTTCAGAGATATCTGAGAAGGATTTTAACCAGTTAGACTTGAGAATTAGGGGCACTTCCTTAAATAAGAAACAGATTGCCATGACCTTCAATCCTATCAGTGCTCTACACTGGATAAAGAGGAGGTTTTTTGATGTTCCTCAGAAGAATACAACAATACACCATAGTACATATAAAGACAATCCATTCCTGGATGACGATACAATTGAGCAACTGAAGAGTATCACTGACCCATACTTCAAAGCTGTATATGTTCATGGGGATTGGGGCGTATTTGGCAATGTTGTATTTACCAATTATGTAGCAGAGGATTTTGAATGGAATGAGGACACCTTGGAAAATGTAAGCAATGGAATGGACTTTGGATATGCCCACGCTTCTTCCATTATCCGGTTAGGCTTTCACGAAGGGGAGCTATATATATTTGATGAGTTGTATGGAAAGGGCTGGACAAATCCAGACTTCATAAGCCAGGCAGAAGAGTACTTTGGCCCAGAGGCTCATGATTGGTTTGTGGCTGCTGACTCGGCGGAGCCAGACAGGATAGTTGAATTCCAAAGGGCTGGCTGGGTACGGTTAAGAGAAGCTAAGAAGGGGCCGGGCAGTGTGCGTTTTGGTATAGACTTTCTCTGTGCCTACCAGATACATGTACATGCTACCAAGTGCCCAAATATGTTAAAGGAATTACAGAGCTTCAAACGCAGAGAAGACAAGGATGGTAATGTTATGGATGCTTTTGTGGAAATAAATGATGACTGTATAGCTGCTGCCCGGTATGCTTCAGAAGATTTATGGGAAGGATATCGGGGGAATGTACCAGAATATGGGTTGAGTGATTTAGGGCTATAGGAGGGGATATGAAATATCAATTGTTCTGGCAGAGTAAAAAGGATGCGTCAGAGGTTGTATTTAAGGAAGAGTTTGAAGCAGAGACAACAGGGCAATACCGGGTAGCATTGGAAGAGGCTATGTATAGAAACCACCCACCGGAAGGGCATGCCTTTATAGTGTGTAAAGAAGGGGTTGATGAAGAACATATGTTAAAACCGACAAAGGTGCGGTGGTTGGATGAAGCTTCAGAGGTTACAGAAGAAGCTTATAACAAATTAGGAGAGCAAAAGGAGGAGGAAGAATAATGGAATTGATGAAGACAGATAAAACAACCCTGTCAGAAGAGGACATACTCAAGTACATTGCAGACTATGAGCTGGAGCAAGTGCCGGAGTTGTTTAAATTGTGGGAGTATTACCGGGGGAAAAATACAACCATATTGGAGCGCAAAGCACCAGATCAGAATACCCCAGATAATAAGGTGCCCATACCATATGGGCGGAAGATTGTTACCACATTTACTGGCTATGCTTATCGGCCAAGATACATTACATACAAGCCGGTAGAATCAGAAGAGGATGTTGAGAAAAGACGGATTGAGAAGGAAGAGGCCAAGATTGTAGAGAAGGAAGCGGCATACAAAAGGTTGCCAGGAGAGCCACTGCCATTACCAGAGGTTAAAGAAAAAGCACCTAAGACAGCAGAAGATATATTTGCTTCTGAGCTTCAGGATATATTTGATCATAATAATGAGCATATTAAAACATCCAGGGCAGGAAGGAACACAGGAATATTTGGTTTGTCATATGAAATATTGTACATAAAGGGTGTTTTGAATAAGGGAGAAGATAAGGCCAAGCTGCCTGTGAAGGCTGAGGTGCGTTTTTTCTCTGTTGATCCTAGGGAAATGATACTGCTGTATAATTATGATTCAGAGCCAGAGAAAGTGGCAGCAATTCGATACTACAAAATAGACAATGATTATTACAAGGTGGAAGTATTTTACCTGGATAAAATATTGCAGTATGACCGGAAGAGAGAAAAAGATGGGTTGGGGGGTTCCAAATGGAAGCTGACGCTGAAGGGTCAATATACAAACTTCTTTGGTGAGATACCGGTAGTGGCTTATTACTTTGGGGATGAGATGAATGGCGTTATTGACCCTGTGGTACCGATGATCGATGCGTATGATGTATTGGTGTCTGATAGCCTTAATGAGTTTGACCGGTTTGCCTATGCTTATCTAATTATGAAGCGGTTTGGTTTGACTGACCCCACAAAGAAGAAGGAGCCAGGAGTGGTGGCCCAGATTCTGAGAGATTTGAAAAAGCGGAGAGTGTTTGAGAATCTACCGAAGGATGCTGAGATTGAGTTTTTGACTAAAGACATACCTGATGAATTCATAACATTTATGACGGGTTTACTCAAAGAAGAGATACATGTACAAAGCCACGTGCCTGACTTTGCTTCAGAAAAGTTTGCATCAGGGGTATCTGGAATAGCAGTTCAACGGCTATTGTTTGATTTTGAGAATGTGGTTAGTTCTACTGAGGCTGATTTTGATGTGGGCTTGATGGAGCGTATACGGCTGATAACAATAATTATGGAGAAGAGCAGGGCAGGAGGGGGTTCACCAGATATGATCAATATAAGCCATAAGCGGAATATACCGTTGAACCTGTCGGATTTTGCTAAGACCTCCAAGACCATGAAAGAGGCCGGGTTCAGTTCTTGGCTGTGTGCAGATATAATGCCGGATGATGTTGTGCCTAATGTTGAGGAAGAGTTAGAACGGCAGAAAGAGGAAAGGGAAGAAATGATGCCTGACATAGATCAGTTTAATGAAGAAGATGAAGATGAAGATGAAGAAGAAGATGACAATTTAGAGGGGGAAGAATAATGCCAAATGGAGATGGGACAGGGCCAAATGGAGCGGGGCCAAGAACAGGAAGAGGAAAAGGAACATGTAAGCCGGCGCCAAAGCCAGTACCAAAGCCAAAGCCGAAGAAGGTATAACAATGGCAGCTAAAAAGAAGCCAAAAAAGAAGCGTGACTATAAGAAGGAATACCGGGATTTTCGTGGCAAGCCCAAACAGATAAAGAATAGGGATGCCCGCAATAAGGCCAGAAGTGAAGCAGCTAAAAAGGGGCAGGTCAAGAAGGGAGATGGCAAAGAGGTAGATCACAAGAAGCCATTGAGCAAGGGC